CACACATGACTTGAATCTTTATTTTGCAAGAAGTATAAATGGTGTTGCACCAACTACATTCGGTACTGAACATGCCGCGGCTGCTGCTGCTACCACAGTGGGTTTTAGAAAAAATATTATAGGATATGCGCGAGTGGACTTTTCTAGTGCAGATGATGCTGATTATTTAGTGTCGTATAATGTAATAGGCTCAAGAACAGCCGCTGGTAATGATAATACCCCTAATTCTGGAGAAATGTACAACGTTATTCTTCAAGGAGATCCAATGTACTCAAGTACTAAAGGTTATCAAACTATATGGGTTGCTGGAGGTGGAGCTGGAGCGTTTGACTTTGGTACAGATGTAGATCTTGATATGAGTGGTCATCAAGCAGCATCCGTAGCAGCTGTACAAATAACAACAAGCGGTACGGATCCTAGAATTGTTTTCTCACCTGGAGATCAAATCGTAGGTCATACAAACACAGTAACGATGGAAGTGGTTTCTGCAGATAGCGCAACAACGATGACAGTAAAAAACATAAGCGATGTAATAGATCACACAGAACAACTTATGTTTAGAAATCCCATAAAATTAATGATAGGATTAGAATATTAAAAACAAATTAAATTAACTTAAATTAAATAAAATGGCAAAAGGAACAAACGCAAAAATTAAAGAACTTAAAGGTATCAAACCTGAAAAAATAACCGATGAGCAGTTAGAAAAAGTTCAAAAACTTATTAATAGTATAAATAGAGGTCAACTAGAAGTTGGAGCTATGGAGTTGCAAAAGCATGAGAATATGCATGGAATAACTTTACTTAGAGGAGAGCTTGAGGCCTTACAAAATGAACTAGATAAACAGTATGGTACGATTGATATTGATCTTAAAGATGGAACTATAAACTACCCGGAAAATGGCGAAGTTAATTCGTAAGATAAGTATCGGTAAAGATTATAAGAATGACGCTATGCACTATGCCGTGGGGCAAGAAGTGTATGGTGGTCATACTATCTGTGATATCCTAGAAGAAGAAAATAAATTCTCTGTTTATATTAAAAAAGGTAAAGATGTTTTGCCTTGGAAAGACTTTAATAAAAACATGGCTGTCTCTGTAGAGTATAATCTACAATACTAATGAAAAGTGTTTACGACTTTGTTGTAACACCAAAAGGAGAAAGATACAACAATACTAAAAAACTAGACGGCGGAGAGCTTATCCTAAATACTGAGATCTTCAACCACGAGTTTGTTAATAGAGAAGCCGTTGTAACCGCAACCCCGCTGGTGGGTCATGCTGACATACGGACTGGTGATACCGTACTGGTACATCACAATGTTTTTAGACGGTGGCACAACGTAAAAGGAATTGAAAAGAATAGCAGAAGCTATTTTGATGATACAACTTACTTCATAGGTGAAGATCAAATCTTTTTATACAAAAGAGATTCAGAGTGGATTTGCCCTAAGGGATATTGTTTTGTAATGCCCCTGAAAGCAATAGATCAATTTAACATTGAATCTGAAAAACCCTTACAAGGTATCGTTAAATTCTCTGACGGTACAGTTGAAGTAAACGATCTAGTTGGATTTCGTCCAAGTAGTGAATACGAGTTTATCGTTGATGGCGAAAGACTATATCGAGTTAAATCTAATTTTATTACAATCAAATATGAACATCAAGGAAACGAAGAGGAATATAATCCAAGCTGGGCACAAGGCAGTTGAAGAACTCATTAAAGTAGCAAAGGAAGCTATTGTTGATTCAGACGATGATTTAACGGCTGACAAACTTAAGAATGCAGCAGCAACTAAAAAACTAGCTATATTTGACGCATTTGAAATACTTAACAGAATCCAAGAAGAAGAAGACCTGCTTGAGGGTAAAACACCTGAAAAGGCAGAGGAAAAAACTTTTAAAGGATTCGCAGAAGGTAGATCTAAATAATGTACAAGCAAAGTTTAGTTAAGACGGTTGAACCGATAAAGAAGACCACTATCTCCAGAATGAACAAAGGTAAGAAGTGGTTGTATGGATATAACAAAGAACATGATTTAATTGTGCTTTCTCGCGACGGTCAGATAGGAGAAGTCATAGAGATACAGAACTTAATCATCGCTCTACCTAAGGTGCCTAAGGAAGTGTATAAGGACCCGAAAGATAAATGGGTTAAGTTTGAGCAGCCAAAGGAATTGGAGCGCTTAAAAAACATCTTTGATTGGCGTGCTTATCCAGAGGATCAAAAAGATCAATGGCATGATTACATAGATGAAGAGTTTAGAAGAAGAGAAGAAGGATTCTGGTTTACAAATAACGGTAAACCAACCTGGATAACAGGCACTCATTATATGTACCTACAATGGAGCAAGATTGATGTTGGTGCAGCAGACTTTAGAGAAGCAAATAGATTGTTCTTTATATTCTGGGAAGCTTGTAAAGCAGACAAAAGATGTTATGGTATGTGCTACCTTAAGAATAGAAGATCTGGATTTTCTTTTATGTCTTCAGCAGAAGCCGTTAACTTAGCCACTCTAGCAAGTGATAGTAGATATGGAATATTATCTAAAAGTGGAGCAGATGCTAAAAAAATGTTTACCGACAAAGTTGTACCTATATCAATTAATTACCCGTTCTTTTTTAAACCTGTACAAGATGGTATGGATCGCCCAAAATCCGAACTTGCTTATCGTGTACCCGCTAGTAAGTTTACTAGGAAAAAGATTACGGCTAATGAAAAGCTGGAGGACATACAGGGATTAGACACTACAATTGACTGGAAGAACACTGGAGACAATAGTTATGATGGTGAGAAACTAGCGTTACTAGTTCATGATGAAAGTGGTAAATGGGAAAGACCAGACAATATATTAAATAACTGGAGGGTTACAAAAACTTGCTTAAGATTAGGATCTAGAATTATCGGTAAGTGTATGATGGGATCAACATCAAATGCTTTGGATAAAGGAGGAGAAAACTTTAAAAAACTATACAATGCTTCAGATGTTACAAAAAGAAACAGAAATGGCCAGACAAAGTCTGGTTTATACTCTTTGTTTATCCCAATGGAATGGAACTACGAAGGATTTATTGATGAGCACGGAGTTCCAGTTTTCACTACTCCTGATGTCGATAGGTTCGACCCAAGCGGTGAACTAATAGATGTAGGCGTAATAGATAACTGGCAGAATGAAGTTGATGGCTTAAAAGATGATTCTGACGGGCTAAACGAATTCTACAGACAATTCCCAAGAACAACAGAACACGCGTTTAGAGATGAAACCAAAGGAAGTATTTTTAATCTCGTTAAGATATACGAGCAGATAGATTACAATGAAGAGATGTCCAGAACACTAGGTATTACTCAGGGTAATTTCCAGTGGGTTAATGGCATTAAAGATTCTCAGGTAATTTTTTATCCAGACAAAAAAGGTAGGTTTAAAGTTAGTTGGGTTCCAACTCAAAATCTACAAAACAGAGTTGTACTTAAAAACGGTATTAAATACCCGGGCAACGAACACATGGGTGCTTTTGGTTGTGACAGTTATGATATATCGGGAACAGTAGATGGAGTTGGATCTAAAGGAGCTTTACACGGCTTAACAAGATTTAGCATGGAAGACGCTCCAGCTAACAGTTTCTTTTTAGAATACTTGTCGAGACCACCGACAGCTGAAATGTTTTTTGAAGACGTTCTAATGGCTTTAGTATTTTACGGGATGCCAATATTAGCAGAAAACAATAAACCGCGTCTGTTGTATTATTTAAGGCGAAGAGGATACAGGGGGTTTAGTATGAATAGGCCTGATAAGATTTGGAATAAATTATCTGTAGCGGAAAAAGAAGTTGGTGGAATACCAAATTCAAGTGAAGATATAAAACAAGCACACGCGGCAGCTATTGAGATGTATATTCAAGATCATGTTGGAATGAAGCAAGATGGAACGTTTGGAGATTTATACTTTAACGAACTGTTAAACGATTGGAGTAGATTTGATATAAACAAAAGAACAAAACACGATGCGTCTATAAGCTCTGGTTTAGCTGTTATGGCTAACAATAGACATTTATACGCTCCAAATGCAAAAGTTGAGAAACCAAAATTAAATATAAGTGTAGCTAAGTACTCTAATAAAGGCAATACTTCAAAGATAATAAAGAACTAATATGAGGAATTTTCCAAGTCAAGTAGTAAGCGATGCAGAAAAAATAAGCTATGAGTACGGACTCAAAGTTGCTCAAGCTATCGAAGGTGAGTGGTTTGATGAGGACAATCAATATACTAAACATTCAACAAGCAAGAATAATTTTCATAATCTAAGATTGTACGCTCGAGGCGAACAGTCTATTCAAAAATATAAGGATGAGTTATCGATTAACGGTGATTTGTCCTATCTTAATTTAGACTGGAAGCCCATACCAATTATCTCTAAGTTTGTTGACATAGTTGTTAACGGGATGTCAGACAGGGTATATGATATAAAAGCATATTCCCAAGACCCTTATGGTGTCAGCAAAAGAACTGAGTATATGAACTCCGTGATGTCAGACATGAGAACTAAAGACTTGAAGTCTTTTGTTAAAGATAAGTTTGGATTAGATCTATTCAATGGACAAGCGAGTTTATTACCAGACTCCCAAGAGGAGCTAGACCTACATATGCAACTCAACTATAAGCAAGCGGTGGAGATAGCAGAGGAGCAAGCGTTGAATGTTTTGATGACTGGAAATAGATATGAATTAACTAAAAAGAGGTTTTACTACGACTTAACCGTATTGGGTATAGGTGCTGTAAAAACCTCTTTTAATACTTCAGAGGGTGTTACTATAGATTACGTTGATCCAGCTAACTTAGTGTACTCACATACAGATTCACCTTACTTTGAGGATATATATTATGTGGGGGAAGTAAAAACTATACCTATAAATGAATTAATAAAGCAGTTTCCACATTTAAGCACGGAGGATTTAGAAGAGATATCATCAATAGGCAGGAGTAGCCGTGACAAACGAAATAGAAGAAATGACAGCGACGACGATAAAAACAAAGTAGATGTACTGTACTTTAATTATAAAACCTACATGAGTGAGGTTTACAAATTAAAAGAGACCGCTAGTGGAGGAGACAAGGCTATTGAGAAGGACGATGGTTTTAATCCAGAAGATAACGAGAACTTCAGGAAAGAGTCTAGAAAAATAGAATGCCTTTACGATGGGGCTTTGGTTTTAGGTACAAAAAAATTACTTAAATGGGAGATGGCTAAAAATATGATACGCCCTAAAAGTGATTTTACTAAAGTAAAAATGAATTACGCTATTACCGCTCCTAGAATGTATGAGGGTAGAATAGATTCTCTAGTTAAAAGAATAACTGGATTCGCTGATATGATTCAGTTAACTCATCTAAAGTTACAACAAGTAATGTCAAGAATGGTTCCGGATGGGGTTTATCTCGATGCTGATGGCTTGGCTGAGATTGATTTAGGTAACGGAACAAACTACAACCCACAGGAAGCTTTAAATATGTTCTTTCAAACAGGATCTGTTATTGGCCGAAGTTTCACCTCTGAAGGTGATCAGAATCCTGGTAAGATACCAATCCAAGAAATAACGAGTGGTAGCGGTGGCGGTAAACTTCAAGCGCTTATAGGTAACTATAACTATTACTTACAGATGATAAGAGACGTAACTGGACTTAATGAAGCGAGAGACGGTAGCACACCAGATCCAAAAGCTTTAGTTGGGGTTCAGAAAATGGCAGCTGCAAATTCAAACACAGCAACTAGGCATATATTACAATCTGGTTTATTTCTAACATCAGAAGTTTGCGAATGTTTATCTCTTAGAATATCTGATATTATAGAGTATTCTCCAACAAGAGATGCTTTTGTGCAATCCATAGGAGCACATAACGTAGCAACGTTAACAGAGATGTCTGAATTACACTTATATGATTTTGGTATATTTATAGAGTTAACTCCTGATGAAGAGGAGAAAGCTATGCTTGAAAACAACATACAGGTAGCGTTAGGTCAACAAAATATAGAACTAGAAGATGCTATTGACCTTAGGGAGATTAAAAACATTAAACTAGCTAATCAGTTGTTAAAGATTAGAAGAAAGAAAAAAAATAAAAGGGATCAACAGGTTCAACAAGAAAACATGCAAGCACAGTCTCAAGCTAATATAGCTCAGCAACAAGCAGCGGCCGAGTTTGAGATGCAAAAGCAACAATCTGTAGCTTCGACGGCTATATCGATAGAACAGGCTAAATCACAGTTTGAGATTGAGAAGCTAATACAAGAGGCTGAAATCAAAAAACAATTGATGCAACTTGAGTTTGATTACAACATGCAATTGAAAATGGGAGAGGGGCAGTCTAAAACCCAGGTTGAAACTGAAAAAGAAGATCGCAAAGACAATAGAACAAAAATACAAGCAACACAACAAAGTGAGCTTATAGACCAAAGAAATAACAACAAACCACCTAAAAACTTCGAGTCCTCAGGTAATGATATATTAGGAGGCATGGGTGATATGTCAAGCTTTGGTCCGCAGTAAAATTATTAACTATTATTATATTATATTATGGCAACAAAAAAAGAAGAGCCAATCGCAAGTGACGATACTGGCAAAATTAAAGTAAAAGCAAAAGAAGCGAAACAACCAGATGGTAATGAAACTAAAGGGAACGTCACCAAGGTTAAAGCAAAGATGAAAAAACAAGCAGAAGTGGTGGAACCAACGGTTACTAAAGTTGATTTAAACAAACCACCAGAGGCAAAAGAAGAGGTGGTTGAACAGATTGAAGCAGTGCAGGAGGTTATTAGTGAGCCAACCGTGATTACCGAAGCACCGGTTAGTGTTATAGAAGAGATTACTAATGAAGAAAAGGTAGATGAAATAGCGGAGACGGTAGAGGAAGCTATCACTGAATCTATAGAGACTGGAAGTCCACTACCAGAGAACATTGAAAAACTAGTAAATTTCATGGAAGAAACAGGTGGTGATTTAACAGACTATGTAACTCTTAACCAAGATTATTCGCAACTAGATAATCACACTCTATTAAAAGAATATTATAAATCTACAAAATCTCATTTATCAGATGAAGAGGTTGACTTTGTTATGGAAGACAACTTTGCTTTTGACGAAGACGTGGATGAGGAAAGAGATATTAAAAGAAAAAAATTAGCTATGAAGGAGCAGGTTGCTCAAGCAAAGCTACACTTGGAAAGTGTAAAATCCAAATACTACGAAGATATCAAAAGCGGATCTAAGCTCACAGGTGAGCAGCAAGAAGCTATTGAATTCTTTACCAAACATAACGAGGAATCAGAACAAAATTACGAAAGAAGTAAAGAGCAGGCCTCTATTTTTAAAAATAAAACTAACAAGGTTTTTGATGATAAGTTCAAAGGATTTGAATATAACGTCGGAGAAAAAAAGTTTAGATTTAATGTTAAAGACGCGGCAAAGCTTAAGGAAACTCAGGGCGATATCAATAACTTTATTAGAAAGTTTCTAACTAAAGACAATACGATAGACGACGCTCAGGGCTACCATAAAGGGCTTTTTACAGCTATGAATCCGGATCAAGTTGCTAACCATTTTTACGAGCAAGGTAAAGCTGACGCTTTAAAAGACAGCATCGCAAAATCTAAAAATGTAAGTATGGATCCTAGACAATCTCATCAAGAGAACGTTAACACAAGCGGGTTTACAGCAAGAGTTCTTGGTAATGATGAATCTGATTTTAAGTTTAAAATTAAAAACAATAAATTTAAAAATTAAAAAAACAAAATTATGGCAATTACAAATGGCCCTAGTTTGAATAGTGTAGCTTCACACCAGAAGCAAGCACTATCTACAAACTACATTGACTTCAACCAAGACATGGGTTGGGCTCAACAATATTTACCAGATCTTATGGAGAAAGAAGCTGAAGTTTTCGGACCGAGAACTATTTCAGGATTTCTTTCACAAGTAGGAGCTGAAGAGTCTATGACTGCTGATCAAGTAATTTGGTCAGAGCAAGGTAGATTACATTTATCTTATTTAGGTAAGGTTAGTTCTGCTACTGCTGGTGCTGATCCAGGTACAGGTGTATCTAACATTGCACAGATAACAATTGAAGACGATATCGACGGTAACGTTGGCGCTGGATTTACAGCTGCTAATCACGGTATTAGAGTAAATGATACTATTATAGTATCTAACGTTAACGGTGTTTTCAAATGTTTAGTAACTGTTGTTGCTTCTGCTGTTATTGACGTTGCTCCTTATGGATCTTCTGCTTTAGCTGCACTAACTACTTCTAAAGCAACAACTATATTAGTTTATGGTTCTGAGTATGGAAAAGGACAAAGCTATGTAACAGCTGCTGGTACTACTAACACTACTGACGCTAGAGGTGCTAACGAGCCTGCTTTCAAAACTTTCTCTAACAAACCAGTTATCATGAAAGATTACTACGAAGTATCTGGTTCTGATGTTGCGAGAATTGGTTGGATTGAAACTGCTTCTGAAGACGGACAAGCTGGATACCACTGGTATTTAAAAGCTGAATCTGATACAAGAGCTCGTTTCAATGATTATGTTGAGATGGCAATGTTAGAAGGTGAGCTTGCACTTGCCGCTTCTGAAGTTCAAGGTTCTACTATTATACAAGGTTCAACAACTAATGCTACTCTTGATGCTGGTACTGAAGGTTTATTCGCTGCTATTGAGGCAAGGGGTAATATTACTTCTGGCGTTACTGGTGTTAATCCTGCTACTGATTTAGCTGAATTTGACGCTATCTTAGCAGAATTTGATTCTCAAGGTGCTATTGAAGAAAACATGATGTTTGTAAACAGAGCTACTTCGTTAGCAATGGATGACATGCTAGCTTCTATGAATTCTTATGGAGCTGGTGGTACTTCTTACGGAGTATTTGACAATTCTGAAGACATGGCATTGAACTTAGGTTTTTCTGGTTTCAGAAGAGGTTCTTACGATTTCTATAAGTCTGACATGAGATACTTAAATGACAAGGCTACAAGAGGTGCAATTAACGCTGCGTCTGCTGCAAATGCAATTAGAGGGGTAATAGTTCCAGCTGGAACTTCTACTGTCTATGACCAAATGTTAGGAAAAAACCTTAAGCGTCCTTTCTTACACGTTCGTTACAGAGCTTCTGCAACTGACGATAGAAAAATGAAAACTTGGACAACTGGTTCTGTTGGAGCTGCTACATCTGCTTTAGATGCAATGCAAATCCACATGCTAACTGAAAGATGTTTAGTTACACAAGGTGCTAACAATTTCATGTTAATG